CACTTCCATCAGAAGTAGGTAATTCCCATGCCGTACCTCCAGAAGCTATAGTTAAAGCTGATCCTGAAGATGAAAGATATTCACCACCAGCAGCATCATATAAATATAATTTTGCTGCACCTGCTAATACAAGATCATCTGTAGACTCATCCCAAAGCATGTATGCTCCAGACGTTGCTCCGAAGAATTTAACATCATAACCTGTATCGTCAACACCAACTGTTACCGTGTTGTCTATTTGTACTGCTCCATCAATATCAACAGCGTCTAAATTAGCTGTTCCATCAACATCAATATCTCCCGCAAGGTCAATTCCTGCTGCACCTGCTAAAACTAAATCATCTGCCGATGTGTCCCATAACATGTAAGCACTTGCTGTATCACCAAAAAATTTTGTATCGTAACCTTGTCCGTCAACACCAGATGTAAATGTAGCGTCTATTTGAACAGCACCATCAATATCAACAGCGTCTAAATTTGTAGTTCCATCTATATCTGCGCTGCCTGATATATCTAAAGTAGTTGCATCTAATTCTCCTGCAACTGTTAATACACCACTAGTTAATGTTAAAAGATCTGTGTCACTTGTATGTCCGATTGTTGTACCGTTAGCGATAATATTATCAATGGTTAAAGTTGTAAGAGTACCCAAACTTGTTACACTACCTTGTGCAGCCGTTGCTAGCGTACCCGTTAATGTGCCTGTGACTGTAAGATTGTCGGCAATTGTTGTTTCTGAAGTTGTGTGTCCTATTGTAACTGCTATTCCAGAAGTTTCTGTTGCAATTTTTAAAGCACCTTGTGCATTTGTAATATATGAATTAGAGCCATCATGGTACAGCAACATGTCATTGCCCGTACCAAATTTGGCATTCGCACTATCAGCAAACGTTGCATGAGAACCAGTGAGTACATTGAAAGCATTTGCAGTAAATGTAAAATCGTCTGCGCCCGCAATTTCAATATCAATCTGATCATCGGTACTTGCTGTAATGCTAGTATCGGAATCAGCATCCAAAGTTAATTCGTTACCATCTAAATCATAAGAACCGACTCCACCAATATTTGAATCAACCATATTTGGATCAGTTGAATCATCAGCAGTCGCATAAATAAGTTTAGTTCCTTTATCCGTAGCTGCCCAAGTAACACTTGATCCTGAACCAGAAACATATTTAAATTGAACCGTGTAAGCCCCGGATGTATTATTTTTCATTATATAAAAAGTTTGAACATCCAAAGGAACGGTTACAACTTGGTTTCCAGTAATCGTTCCAGTAAATTCTATAATTCTATGTGCAAGAACTGCACCTGTTGATCCATCAGAAACGGATAACGTTGTTGTTTGAGCACTACCCGCTATGGATTGTGCCGTATAACCGCCAGCAATTTGTTCTAGGATTTGTAAATTGGTATTGGTAGTTGATCCCCATGTACCGGCATTTTCGCCAGTTGTCATCAACTCTGTACCTAAACCTGTATAACTTGATGCCATAATTTATCCTATGCGCTTCCTACAAATACCTCCACATCACATGATGCTGTATCTGTATCTACTGTAATATCGACTAAATCTGAAAGGCCTGAAGCTAAAGCGGATCCTGCTGCTTTCATCGTGTCCACAACGCCACCACTATTATCACCTGGATAAATAAACGAGTGACCCGCATCGACCTTCATTCTAAATTCTGTGTTATCTTCATCTCTAAACGTTAACATAATATGATTCGATGAATCTAAATTTGTAATTCTGATATATCTTACATCACCATCATCAAACATTCCTGCGACATAACCTACTTTGTTAGCCGTTACACCAACACTACTAAGTGCTGATAAAAATCCAATTAATCCACATTCTGTTGTTGATGCAGTTACAACTCTTTTTACAACTTCATTAACACTAGAAATATCTAAAGATCTTTCCGATCCATAATCGATGTTGTTGAGTGTAATTGCTTCTTTGACTGTTACTGTTAGTGTTGCCATATTTTAATTCCTTACGGTGTCTGAGCCGGAACGGGTATACGAGGTTCTCCATCCGTATAGTCGTCTCGTCTTCTTCGACCTAATTGTTCCGAACCAAACTTTTGTACTTCAGTTTGATACTTTTGTTCGTATAGTTGTAGCATATCCTGTGGACCTTTTAAATAGCTAAAGGCTTCTACGAGACATGCATATAATAATCCATTACCAAAGTTAAGACTTAAATACGTTGTTGTATTTGCTGAACTCAATCCTATAGGTCTAGCGTTGTAATGAATTTTGTACATAAAGGCTGAACTTGGTGTTGGCACAATGGTAATTCGTCCTGAAGATGTTGCTCCAGTTCCTTCTGCTCCACCTGACATGGCATAATATTTTGGTGTACCTGTCGTTGTTTCAGCTGCATCATATTCTCTAAGATAGCTAATATCTTTTTTTGTTAACCAACTATTAGCTCCTGTTGCTACAGTAGTTGATGTATAAACTTGAAGTCCTCTAACAAATAATGTTCCAGCAGGAGCATAAACATTATCTTTTGAAGCGGTTAAATTGCCAATCATTTCTTTTCGATCGGCATCAATAGGAACTTCTCTTAAAATTCTAAGTTCAGAGTTGTCAATAAATTGATCGGTAATAGTACTAGATAATACCGAGGTTCCAACTTCCGTATAATTCTGAATTGCCGTTGTAAGTGTTGAGTATGTAAATCCTGCCATATTATGCTGTTATAGTTGCTGGACCAGCCGAACAACTATTGCCTCCTCCCGATACTCCTCCACTTGTAGCTGTGTTCGTGTTTACAGTAAAGTGATAATAATCATTTGTATTTGTAATATCTCCGCTTGAATCTCTTTTGCCAACTGTAATTGAATAGCCAGAAGAATAAGCAATATTGGATCCAGATATTCCATCAAAATCTGTTGGATTTTGATAAGCATCTGAATCGCTACTTGTCCATGTTGGACCTCTGAATCTAACAGTATCACTTGTTGATCTTTCATGACTTTTTTCATAAACATTTATAATTCCTGAACTTGCAGCAATCGTTTCAAAAGGATTAGGATTTAGTATTCTAGACACTTCATTTTCTTCTCTTGCAGGTCTTGCATGTCTTAGCCCATGTCCTTCTACACTATAATGTTTCTTTTCATCTTGTGGATGTCTTGTTTCATATTCAGATTTATGAACAAGAGAACCATTCCATTCTTTAATCATTTCATTATAGGGAAATTCCATTCCACTTCTATCTGAGATCGCTTTAGCGTATTTTCCTTTTGCAAATGCCATAATTATCCACTCGGGTAATAAGACTCCGGAGTTATATAAGTGCTTGTAGAAGATCCATCTTCTGCCAAAGCTCTTTTTAATTCATCTTCGTATAATAATTTTAATTCTTGTACTCTTTGAGGTGCGTATTTTTGTGCTAAATAAAAAGATAATCCTGACGCCATACAAGGCACAAAACGATAAGGTACATCCGTTGCATCGGTGTAAGTTCCATCAGCATCTTGAATTCTTTTAACAAAATAAATATGCATGTCTTTTGATGCATTAGAAGAATCTGCTGTTGGATAAACAGTTATAGTAGTTTTATCAATAAGTCTTTGAACAAAATATCTAGAAGGAGTTCCTTTAGATAATTTATTAGCTAAACCTGAATAAGTTGATCGGTCTGTTTTTGTAAGTGTAGAATCAGCTTGATCTGTAGCAGTTCTATCCGTTCTAAGGGTAGCTTCTAAAACATCTGCTATTCCATAAGTAGAAGATCCTGTTGTTCCACCAACAGTCACAGAAGAAGTTCCATCTCCTGTAGCTCTATAGAAAGTATATTCTGCTTGACCTTCGATTAAGTCAATATTGGTATCACCTACTTCCCAATAATGTAAACCTCTATTGCCCCATTCTTGAAATAATATATTTAAAGAACGTCTTGCTGTTTTTAATTGATATCCCGAAACAGATTGCAAGCCAATTCGCTCGTAAGCTTCTTCGATAATCTCATCAACAGCGAATGTCTTGTCGAACGTTACTGTTCCGGAAGTAGTATTAGCCATATGCTACCTCCTAACTATAAACTTTAATCCACTCGCAGTGTACGCTAGCTGTGTCTCCAGCACTAACAGCGGGCAACGTTAATTTAACATCCCCTGTTACTCCTGTTGCTTCAGTATTTTTTATTCCACCAATACTACTAAAGTCAAAATGTCCATCGCCATTAAGTGTTAAAAATTGAACGTCGGTATCTGCATCCCAATATAATCTTACAGCATCAACTGGTGCTGTTACTGAAACATTAAACCATACTTTATTCAATCTAACCCTAGAACAAGAAGATCCGACTGGATTTGTGTTTAACCCTGAAACATCCACAATAGTAGTTGTACCTCCACTATTATCAGAGATATTTGTGTAAGTTGTGATTAGTTTTTTGTCACCATCAAATTGTGTGACCGCTGAAACTGAATCTGCCATTTTTCCTCCTTTTCAAGGGTGGGGCCATTACACCCCACTCCCGAGTTTATTATTTATTAGCCGTTATTGTAATCAAAAGCTGCGCCAGTGATTTTAATAACTAATTTACCTGCTGTGTAAGCTGCTTCAGTAGCATCTCCAGTAGTCAAGTAAAGATATTTTTTAGTTAATGCTGCAAGTGTTGCTCCACCATCAGCAGAAGCATAAAAACCTAAAGTTAAGTCACCATTATTCAATAAGTTTGTTCCACTTGTTACTGCTGCATTTTCTGCATCAGTCCCTGTAGCTGAACAATCTAGATTAATGTCTGGATCTCCACCTGTTGGTACTTCTAAGCATGCAAATTCTATTTCAAAAGGAATTCCATTAACTCCAGTTGTTAGTTCTGCAATGTAAGCATTAGCTGCTCCACCATCAGTACCAATAATATCATTAGCTGCTCCACCACTAGCTAATCCACCATGAAGGTCAATTAGAATAGTTGTGTAAATTAACCCACCTATTTTATTCACGAATGTGTTAATTGCATCATCAGCAATTCCTGTTCCGTGATCATTAGGTGTTACTTTGAAAATAGTAGCTGCTGTACCTAAACTTGCATTGTTAGTACCAGTTGAAGTGCCTGCTGCTACAATGTTGTTTCCAGTGCTTGCAACTTTTTCTATTTCCATACCACCCGCTGCTTTTATAACAGCATAGTCTACAAATGCTCCTGTAGTCGTATTTTTAGTTGTTGCCTTAATGTCACCGTCCGAACGGACTGTTCCATTAAATGTTGTTGTTGCCATAATTATAATCCTCCTAGTTTGTGTGAATACTATCTCTAGGCCGTCGACCATACCGCGTTAGTATTCTTATATAATTGTATAGTGATTAATCTATAGCTCTTTTTTAAAAAAAGTGCAAGGTATCTTGTAGTAAAAAATTGATTTTTGATAGCGCTTAAGTGGCTATCGAAACTTCGGGCTTTGAAACCGCTATTTTATTTTCACGAGTGGATTGTTCAAATTCTCGAGCAATAATTTCTTTAACAATTTCCTGAATTTTTTTATCGATATGCCCCATGTGTAAAGTATATCTACCTTCCTTCAGGTGCTCTTGTTGCCACTCTAGTTCCAAGGACCGTTTCGTAGTGTAAAGGTCTTCGGTCATTCGTAACCTCCTCATAGGTTATCCATTTACCAGTTTTACTAGTAAATCCATCAGATTCGAACTTTACCTCATTTTTTCCTAGTTTGTCAAGGATAGAATTCTCGATATCTTGAGGGGTGTCCTTACACTTAATATTAAAATCAGCATAATAGCCACAGTATCGAATTTGTACTCGGAAGTTTTTCATAGTGAATTTCTTACTTTATTTATACGAAATGAGGCGGTTTTAAGGCCGCCTCATTAATTTGTTTTAGTTGCTATTACGCACCTGGTGAACCGAAGATACCTCTAGGGTCAGACCAACCGAAGCTGTATCTTTCTCTAGCTTTGTATCTAACGTTACCAGTTTCGAAGTCACCTTCCATATTAGTTTTGATAGGTGCTCTTACGAAGTGTTTTAGTCCATTTGGTACATCTGTTTTAATGAACCAAGCATCTGAGTCAGTTAAGTAATGATTTACCACATAACCTTGTGGAATCATTCCCATAGACACAACTGCATTGATATCATTATCAGCTGTTCCTGTTCTACCTTTGGATTTCATTAATCTTTCCGCAGTAAATTGCAAGTCATTAGGAATTATCATTTTAGTTCCTTTTGCCGCAATTTTAAGACCTCGTTCATCCTTCATTACACCGATATCTATCAGTGCTTGTTCTAATGAAGTTTCGTTCAAATCCGCAGCTGTTGAAAGCTCGTTTTTGAAAGTCCCTGCAACGATTGTGTGAGCTGTAGAACAAAGTTCTAAGCCGTCTCCACCAGTGTATGAACTG